TGAGGGGCCTGGAGTACCCGGAGACGGCGGACCCGGTCGCCTTCGAGCAGGCACGGTCCTCCTACCGCTGGGCGATGAACACCACGAAGACCGCGGCTGCCGAGGACGGGACGATCATCGCGGACCGGGTTGCGGCGCTGAACAAGCTGGCGGGAATCACCAACCGGCTCGTCGTAAGCCCCGCACGCAACACCGTCGAAAACGCCGTGGCGAAGGCCGGCACCCGCTACGCGAGAGTGCCCGAACCGGCTGCCTGCTCGTTCTGCCTCATGCTCGGTTCCAGAGGAGCTGTCTACAGCAAGAAGACAGTGCTCAAGGACTCCGGCATGGGGAAGTACCACGACAACTGCAGATGCCTCGGAATCGAGTGCGAAGGAGATCACGACCTCCCGAAGATCAACCAGGAGCTGCAGCAACTCTGGAAGGACACCGCTGACGACTACGGGGACACCCCGACGATCGAAATCTTCGGGGAGGCACTGCACCGGCAGCGTGACGGAACGACCCCACCGTGGATCCCCATCGACGCCAGGCGCATCAACCAGGCACCGGGCAAGGACCGCGGCCCACTCGGCAGCGTGCTCTCCGTGGACGAGATCGAGCAGAAAAGGCTCTACGGAACACCGTCAACCCTGCCGGACACTCCCCGCAACGCCAAGGACCAGAAAGTCTGGGACCAGGAGCAGAAAGCCATCGACTGGCTCTACGCAGCCGGCGCCCGCGACATCCGACGGGTCGGCCTCGGCAGTGAAATCGGAGAGCCGATCAAGACCCCCGACATCGTGATCGACGGACAACACCCCACCGACATCAAGACGGTCGGGGTCCAGCGGATGAACGACCAGTCACGAAAGGGCGCGAAGCAGTCCCGACAGCTCGTCTTCGACGTCCGCGGAGACCCGGCGTCAGCAGCAGAGATCGACAGCGCCATCCGCCGGACAGTCAGAAACGAAGGCGACCGGCTGGACCGTATACTGGTGATCACTGACCAGCAGCCATACATCTGGGAGAGGTGAACAATGTCAGTCACACCGAGTATCGAGATCATCGAAGGACCGCGGACCGCAGCAGAAGCACGAGCCATGCTGGACCGCCTCGTCCCGACCGCCGACCAGGGCTGGTACCTCATCGCCGGCAGTCCGGCGGCCGTCTACGACGAGGACGAGGATGCCGTACTGAGTATCGAGATCAACACCCTCGAAGACACTGTCACCGCCCAGTTCCAGGACCTGTTCGACAACCTCTGTGAGGCGACCGACTGGCACATCCGTCTCGACTGGGACGGGCCCGACGAGTGGCCCGACTTCCCCTACACGTCGAAGGACAGATCCCCAGGACAGCAGGCCCAGGACCTCTGGCCCGCAGCCTGATCAACACCAACATCTCACACCCGGCCCGCCGCCCACGGCGCGCCGGGTGTCGTCATTCACGGAGGGGCATCCGGCGCAGGTCGCCGGGCCGGGATAGCGTCCCGGCGCACAGGCTCGGGGAGAACGCCTGTGTGAGGTTCGAGTCCTCGCCCGCTCCACCAACCCCGCGCCCTGGAGGTGTCGGGGTCTTGTTGTATCCACCCCGTTGTTCCCCTGGAGGAGAACTCATGTCCACCATCACTGGTGCCACCGGCCAGGAGCCGGCACCGACCACAGGGCCCGACACCGGGTCCGACTCCACCGACAAGGCCACCACCCCGGCCCCCAGCGCCGGCGCCAAGCCCGGCACTGAGGACCAGGGCGAGGCGGACGACGGTGACCTGTCGCCTGATGACCTTCGCGCAGCACTGACCAAAGCGCGCAAGGAGGCCGCCCGCTACCGCACGGAGCGCAATGAGCTGCGTCCGCTGGCGGAGAAGGCACGGCAGGTCGAGGAGGCCAACAAGACCGAGCTGGAGAAGGCACAGGAGAAGCTCGCCGCCCTGGAGGCGGAAGCGACCGAGGCCAAGCAGTCAGCTCTGCGCTCCCGTGTGGCGTCCGCCAAGGGCGTCCCCGAGTCCCTGCTGTCCGGCACGACCGAGGAGGAGCTCACGGCTGCGGCCGACGCTCTGCTCGAGTTCGCCGGCACCGCCAAGGAGCAGAGCAAGTCCAAGGGCGCCCCGTACGTCCCGTCTGTCGGACGCAGTTCCGGCGGGGACGACCGAGACTCCATGGCCCGCCAGATCCTCGGACTCTGACACTGGATCCAGCCCGACCCTCAACAACCATCAACCCTGAAAGGAGCCAGACATGGCCACCTATACCCAGGAGACTCTCACCGGAGGCAGCGGCGGTTCCGCCCTCCTGCCCCGGTCCGTCTCCGACGAAATCTGGAAGTCCGCCCTCGCCACCTCGGTCGTCCCGTCGCTGGCGAAGGCCCACCCGATGATCATCGGCGAGAACATCATCCCGGTGCTCACCAAGCGCCCGTCCGCCTCCATCGTCGGCGAGCTTGGCAACAAGCCGGACTCCGAGCTGGAGGTCGGCGCGAAGTCCATCAAGCCGATCAAGGCCGTCGTCGGCCTCGAGTTCTCCATGGAGACCATCGAGACCAACCCGGCGAACATCCTCGACCTCATGAGCGATGAGATGTCCCAGGCGCTGTCCCGCCAGATCGACCTGGCGGTACTCCACGGACGCCAGGCGGTCAATGGCGCAGCCCTCACCGGCGTGACCGAGTGGATCACCCAGACCGCTAACTCCGTCGAGCTCGTCGCCGGTTCCAACGGCCGCCCGGACCCCGCACTGGCGGACTCCGCGCTGTGGGAAGGCTACAACTCCGTCGTCGGTGGTGCGACCCCGCACAACTTCACCGGCTTCGGCATGGACCCCCGCTTCGTCGCGTTGCTGGCCAACGCCCGCGACAAGGAGGGGCGCCGCCTTAACCCGGAGATCCCGATGGGCGGCGGCATCACCTCTTACGCCGGCCAGCCGGTCGCCGCGTCCCGAGCGATCTCCGGACAGATGGACGGCTCCGCCGACACCGGCATCCGCGCGATCGGCGGTGACTGGGACGCGCTGCGCTTCGGCCACGCCCTGGACATCAGCCTCAAGCGCATCGAGTACGGCGACCCGTTCGGCAACGGTGACCTCCAGCGCCGCAACGCCGTCGCCTTCCTCACCGAGGTCATCTTCGGCTGGGCGATCCTCGACAAGGACGCCTTCGTCACCTACACCGAGGCGGACGATGACGCGGGGGAAACCCCGGCCCCGTGACCGGGCTGAGGCCCCGAGCGGGCCTCCACCCGGCGAAGGGGCTGCACCCGCGCAAGGCCAAGAAGTAGGAGGTCGAGCATGACCGCTGTGACCATCACGGTCGATGACCTCCGCGTATTCGACCCGGACATCGACGAGGCGAAGGCAGAGATCCTGATCCGCGACGGGCTGGCCCTGGCGGCCAGGGTTGCGCCCTGCATCACCGACGACGGCTTCCAGTTCGTCGGTGCCGCAGAGGCGATCATCAGGGCAGCAGTGCTGCGCTGGGCGGAGTCAGGGGGAGGGTCAGTCACCCAGGAGCAGGTCACCGCCGGGCCGTTCTCGTTGAACAACACGTTCAGCCCGACAGCTCGGCGCTCCCTGTTCTATCCCTCGGAGATCACCGAATTGCAGAAGCTCTGCAAGGCCAACGCCGGCGGCGCCTTCTCGATCGACACCGCGTTCATCCCGCGGTCGGTCGAGCACCGTCCGGAATGCTCCGTGCGGATGTCCTCACTCGTCGACGGACAGTCCGTCCGCTGCACCTGTGGTGCTGACGTCGGGGGTTCCTGGTGAGCGTCTTCCCCGCCCGGTACAAGGTTCAGTTGAGCCGGTATGTCGAGACCGTCAACGACATGGGGGACCCGACTGTGGGCCACCTCGAGCCAGTGGAGGTTCTCGTCGTCGGCTGGGCGGTCACCGGCGGGGTGGAGCGGGGCGAGGACGGGCATATCAACCAGGTCTCCTGGGATGTGTCCCTCTACGCCCCGGCCTCACTGCAGGTTGACGCCCAGGACCAGTTCATCGTCCCCGGCCTCGGCATGTTCGAGGTCGCCGGGTCACCGGCGAACTGGGACAACGGCCCCTGGTGGAGTCCTGGAGTCTCCGAGATCCACCTGAGGAGGGTCGATGGGCAGAACTAAGCTCGTCTGGAACCAGAAGGCGTTCAGGGAACTCCGTCTTGACCAGGGAGTCGCTGCCGATATTGAGCGGCGAACCAGGGCGATCAAGGAGGCTGCGGGGGAGGGGTTCGAGATGGGTTCCAGCCCGGGCACTAACCGCTACCGCGGCAATGTTGTCACCGCCACTCACCGGGCGATGAAGGACCAGGCGAAGAACAACACCTTGCAGCGCGCTCTCGACGCAGGCAGGGGTTGAGCCCAGTGACCGCACCTGATCCGGTGCCGGGCCCGACCCCGGCCCTGCCGAACGCCGAGCTCGTCGCCAAGGCGCTCCTCTCCGACGCCCTCAGCATCCCCGTCTACCAGACACCGCCCCGCACCCCACCGGAGCGGTACATCCGGGTGGCCCGCGCCGGCGGTGTCATGCGAAACCGCGTCACCGACGCGGCGACCATGGTCATCTCCTGCTACGCCACCGATCCGGCGGACGCCGCCGATCTTGCCAACCAGGCCCGAGCGGCTCTCGTAGCCGGCCGCGGACACCGCGCAGCCGGTGTCCTCGTGCGCTGGTGGGTGGAGATGGGCGGCCCCGCCTACTACCCGGACCCGGATCGCAACGACCGGGTCCGCTACCAGTTCACCGGCGAGCTCCGCCTCGCCGCGCACGTGAACTGACCACACATTCCGATCCCACGAAAGGGGAATCATCATGGCACGTGGCACTACCGCCAACGTCCTCGCCGGTATCCCGGACTCCGTCGGAGGCCTCTGGGTCTACCCGACGGGCCTGCTCACCGCCGACGCCCTCCCGACCGCCGACACTGACCTGGCCACTGCTGGCCTGGTCTCCGTCGGCTTCATCGGTGAGGACGGCGTCACCGAGACCGCCGAGCGCGACACCGAGAAGAAGAAGGCCTGGGGCGGTGACACGATCCGCGTCCTCCAGAACGAGTACAACCAGACCTTCAGCTTCGTCCTCGCCGAGGCAGCGAACGCCGAGGTCCTCAAGCTGGTCTACGGCCCGGACAACGTCACCGTCGCCGCGGACGGCTCGATCACCGTCATCCAGAACTCCAAGACCCTGCCGCACCGCACCTGGGTCATGGAGATCCTCGACGATGACGGCAAGAAGGTCCGCAAGGTCATCCCGGACGGCCAGATCTCCGAGATCTCCGATATCACCTGGGTCCACTCCGACATCGTCCAGTACGAGGTCACCATGGAGACCTTCATCGACGCTGCCGGCAACAACGTCTACACCCACATCACCCCGGTCGCCGCTGCTGGCGGCACCGGCGGTGGAGATGACGGTGATGACTCGGGGGAAACCCCGGCCCCGTGACCGGGCTGAGGCCCCGAGCGGGCCTCCACCCGACCGTGGGGCTCCACCCGACCAAGAAGTAGTAGGGAGGTTCACTGATGACGGAATCTCGTAGCGACATCATCGTCGCCTACGGCGACTCCCAGACCGAGGGGTTCAGCTGGGGCCATCGACTCCCGCTGCTGTCCTCCACGATCAAGGAGACGGTGAACCGCGGCCTCTCCGGTCAGGAGGCCGGCACCGTCGCGGTGAGGCAGGGAGGCATCGTCCTCTCGACAACCACCGCGGTGGAAATCACCAGTGCTGAACCGGTGATCGTCGGCCTGCAGGCGGACAGGACGCCCTGCAACATCCGGTCCTCCTCATCGACAATGCCGATGGAGCTGTCCGGGGAGCGAGGGACACTCACCATCCTCACGCAGGCGGACACGCCGGAGGGCATGCCGGTCTCGTCCCGGAGCAATGGCACGTTCTGCGGGCACTTCGTCCCGGATACTGCCCCTGCCGGACCGGTGACGGTTGCGGCCGGTACCGAGTTCGTTTCCCAGGACGTCGTCGATCACCCGGAGTACGCCGAATGCACCCAGATCATCTGGGTCGGCGGCAACGACTCGGCGTTCGCCGGGGCAACCCGGGTCACCGGCGTCGTGTCCGCGGTCCAGGCCATGGTCGATCGACTGAAGGCGACTGTTGACCAGCCGCGGTTCCTCGTCGCGGCCCGCACCTCGGGCCCGTCGGAGGTCACCGGCACAGCTGGCCACACGACGGCGGTCGATCAGCATGCCGCGCTCGCCGCCGCATTCCCGGACAACACAATCGACATCCGGGGTCACATGATCGCCCACGGCATGCAGACCCTCGGGCTGACACCGACCGCTGACGATCAGACGGCTATCGACGGGGACACCGTGCCCCGCAGCCTGACCTCGGACGGACTGCACTACTCGACCCAAACCCGCGAGCAGGTGCTCGCGCCGTTCATCATCTCCGAGCTCGCGGCTCGGGGATGGGCCACCGAAACAGAAGGAGAGGTGATTCCTGTGGCCGAATACAGCCCCAACACGTGGGTCAACGACTCCGCCCCCGACCTGGAGGCGGACAACCTCAACAACATCGAGGCAGGCATCCAGCAGGCACTCGAGGAAGTCAAGGCCGCGACGCAGGGTGTCGCGGACCTCCGGGAGAACAAGGCGGACGCCACGGCGCTCACTTCCGGTCTCGCGGGGAAACTCACTGCACTGCCGACCACGCAGAAGAACAAGATCTACGGCACCGGTATTAACGGTGAGTTCGCTACCTACAACTACGTGTCGTCCGGTGCTGACGCGAACAGTGTCGCGGCCAGGTCCTCGTCCGGCAACGTTGCTGTGGCCCTGGTGCCTTCCGCTGACATGCACGCCACGTCGAAGAAGTACGTGGACGATGGTCTCGCGAAGAAGGCGGACACGACCGCGATCCCGGACGTCTCCGGCCTGGCAGCGAAGGCCGACATCCCCGACGTGTCCGGTCTCGCGAAGACCACCGACGTGCCGACGAAGGCCGACTTCGACGCACTCGCCGCCCGAGTCGCCGCACTCGAAACCCCGGCCGCGCCCGAGGCGTAGCCGCACCCGGGCCCGAGGACTCTCGACGGGGTCACCTCGGGCCCCCTCTGCTTCACCCCTGACCCCGTCCCTACTTCCACCATCACCGCGGCGACCGCCGCAGACAGGACCCCGTCATGCTCGAGAAGTTCCACTTCCACTCCGACGCCACCGGCGCCGACATCACCGTCCCCTGGCAGGAGGACTGCATCACCTACGGCTTCCTGGAGGACAACTCCGGAAGGTCCGAGCAGGAGATGACCACGGCCATGATCAAGGCCGCAACCGTCGACCGCGGCGACACCACCTCCCACGACCAGATCCGAGCCCTCCCACTCCGCGAGTTCCAGGAGTTCACCGAAGCCTGGGTCAACGGCGACCAGACTGTGGGGGTCGCCTCCCTGGGGGAATCCTCGGCCTCCACCGATGGCTCCGAGCAGACACCGCCCACCGCCTAGCCCTGGAGGCTGACCTGATCCGGGTCGGTCTCCGCCTGCGGTGGCTGGCCGACGGCACGGACCGCCTGAACTGGCGGGACATCTGGGTGATGGTCGACCAGGCTGACGAAAACTCAGCGGTGTACGCATCCCAGGTCGGCGACGAGGACCGCCTCTGGAACCCCGACCGTCAACTCATGGCATCCATGGTCGACATGCTCACCTGGCAGGTCTGGTCGAAGTCAAAGGACGGGCAGAAGAACCGCAACCGGCCCAAGCCCATCCCACGACCCGGGGTCACCGAGCACGAGAAGAAGACCATCGGCGGGAAGAAGTCCGCCACCTCCGCCGCCAACGTCGCAGCCCTCCTCGGCATGTGACGACCGGGGTGGCTTCCGCACCACCACCCGAGAGGAGCCCGCCGTGGCCAACGAACTCGCAGTCGCCTACGTCTCCATCGTCCCTGAGACCAGCAAGATCGCGCCGGGCATCAAGCAGGCGTTCGGCGCGGCGGAGAAGACCGCCAGCACGTCCGGCCAGTCGATGGGATCGAAGCTGTCCGCCGGCATCGGCAAGACGCTCAAGGCAGGTGTCGTCGGCGCCGGTGTCGCCGCCGGCGCTGTCCTGGCCAAGACTCTCACCGCCGGGTTCAACCGCCTGGACGCCATCGACCAGGCCCGCGCGAAGCTGCAGACCATCACCGGGTCCGCCCAGCAGGTCGACGCCGCGATGGCGGACGTCACGGCCTCGGTGAAGGGCACCGCGTTCGCCACCTCGGATGCGGCGAACACCGCGGCTCTCGCCCTGGCGGCGGGAATCAAGCCGGGGGATGACCTGCAGCGCGTCCTCAAGGAGGTCGGAGACGCCGCAGCATTCACCGGAAAGGACTTCGGTGAGCTCAGCCCGATCTTCACGGAGGCTGCTGAGCAGGGCAAGGTCACCGGCGAGACGCTGGCGCAGATGCGCGACAACGGCATTCCCGCGACCTCTGCGCTGGCCAAGCACCTCGGCAAGACTGCCGAAGAGGTCGCCGACATGGCGTCGAAGGGCGAGATCGACTTCAAGACCTTTCAGGACGCCATGGACGAGGCGATCGGCGGGCAGGCACTGAAGTCCGGCCAGACGTTCTCCGGTGCGATGAAGAACGTCGACGCCGCTCTCGGTCGCGTCGGCGAGACCCTGCTCAAGGGAGCGTTCGCCAAGGCCCCCGAGATCATGGGGAAGATGACCGGCGTCATCGACGACGTCAACGCGAAGCTGCAGGCCAGCATCGACTACTTCTCCACCGGGACGCAGGACAATGACCTGTGGGCGAAGGCGTTCGGGGATCCGGCGCAGGCCCAGCAGGTCATGGACACCATCGACCAGGTGAAGGGCAAGATCCAGGAGTTCAAGGACGGCTTCGCCGGCACCGGTGACTCCTCGACCATGTTCGGCAACCTGGGGGAGTCCTTCGGCAAGCTGTGGGAGGCCGCGCAGCGACTCGCCCCGGCCTTCGGCGATATCGCCGGGGCACTGGGCCAGGCGGGAATGCAGGCGGGCTTCGCGGCCCTCACCGGCGTCCTCGCGGCCCTGGCCCCGATCATTGCCGACGTCATCACCCCGGCCCTGGAAACCCTCGGCGACGTGATGAAGGACAACCCTGCCCTCGTCACCGCCGTCGTCGGCGCATTCACCGGCTTCAAGACCCTCGGATTCGTCTCCGGGATGTTCACGAAGATCGGTG